TACTGTGGAAAACACAAACCCAGAGGTAGTCGTAGAGGAAACCGAAGCAGCCCCTGTGGTTGAAGCTTCTGCGCCTGCCCCAATTTATACTCGTCCTCGTGTCAAGCCTTTGACCGATGGCGAAGCATTTGCCCATGCTGTTTATGCTGCTGCTGGCAAAGAAGAATCAAAGCGAATCCTTGTTGAAGCTGCTGAAGAAATCTCAAACAACACCGGCTTCACCTTGTCACGAGGCTTGCCACAATACATCAGCAACTCATTTGACAACCGACCTGCAATCGATGCACTTGGCGGAGCAGCAGCTCTTCCAGCAACAGGTATGTCATACACCGTTCCAAACCTTACTGCTTATCCAGATGTGGATGTTGAAGGTGAACTTGACACAATCGTTCAGACAGATATCACTTCAAACTATTTGACGATTGATGTTGTGAAACTTGCTGGTAACCAACTTGTTTCATGGGAATTGCTTGACCGTTCAGACCCATCATTTGGTGACATCATGCTTCGCGAACTTCGTCGTGCATACGCTAAGCAATCAGACCAATACGTGTTGGCAGAATTGCTAAACGGTACCTGGTCAGGTGGCTTCTCAGGTGACTGGCAAGGACTTCAAGCATTCGTTGCTAACCAAGTTCCAGTTGCATACGCTGCAACAGGTGGACTTATCGCTGACCGTTTGATTACTTCAACCGCATGGTGGAGTGAACTCATCGGTGCAGTAGATAACTCTGACCGACCAGTATTTAACGCTGTTGCTCCAAGCAACGCTTCAGGTAACGTAGGTATCTCAGCACCACGAGGTAACGTATTCGGTGCAGACCTTTATGTAGACCACAATATCAGCACTGCTGGTCTTATCGATGCTTCCGCATTCTTGGTAGCACGCGATGCTGTTGGCGTATGGGAATCCCCAACCGTCAATCTTCGAACCAACATTTTGACCGATGGTTCTGTTCAGGTATCACTTTACGGTTACATGGCTTGCAAGGTTCTAAAGCCTGCAGGTGTCCGTAAGTTCAACCTAACCTAAATGAGACTTGAGAGGGGCTGAGCCTTCCCAGCCCCTCTCAACTTCAAAGGATTAAAATGGCAGCAGGAAAATACAAAATCTATGTAGAACAAGGTGCAACCTACACCTTGAACTTTACCCTATACAACGGTAATACTCTCTGGAACTTGACAGGCTTTACAGCTCGCCTACAAGCTCGTGACAGTATCGAAGATTCTGCTACCATCTTTTCTGCCACCGAATTGAATTACATAACTTTGGGTGGTGCATTAGGTACGTTCCAAATGGTGATACCAGCAACAATTACAGCTGCATTACCTGATGGTCATTTCATTTATGATTTAGAGCTTGTTTCCGGCACTACTGTTTATCGTGTTATTCAGGGTGCTTTTGTTGTTTCACCCGAGGTTACTCGATGAGTGATTTTAAGGTTGAGGTTGTTTCGAATCAGAACTTTGTTGTTGATGTTACTGAGTCGGATATTAAGGTTACTTTGACGAATAGTGGCGCGCAGGGTGGGCAGGGTGCTGTCGGACCTACTGGTCCTACCGGTCCGTCAGGTCCTTCAGGTCCGACTGGTGCTGCTTCAACAGTTTCAGGTCCGACCGGCCCTTCGGGTCCACAGGGAGACCCTGGTCCTTCAGGTCCTACTGGTCCAGCGGGAGCAACAGGTCCTAGTGGACCAACTGGGCCAACAGGTGCGACCGGTGCTACTGGTCCGCAAGGCGTAACAGGTCCGACTGGACCTACTGGACCTACTGGCGATACTGGACCAACTGGTGCAACCGGTCCACAAGGTATTCAAGGTGTGACTGGTCCGAGTGGACCGTCAGGTCCTACTGGAGCAACTGGTGCAACTGGTGCAACTGGTGCAACTGGACCGCAGGGTGTCACTGGTCCTACTGGTCCGAGTGGACCGTCAGGACCTACTGGTGCAACTGGTGCAACTGGTTTGGTTTCTAGTCATGGATTTACGACTGGTGACTATTACACATTCCCGATAACGAGTAGTACCAGTGCAACTTTTGCAGCAGCAAACCGCACAAATTACACCATGTTTTATGTACCTGCTACTACGACGTTTGACCGTATTGCTACGCGTACTGGTGCAACATTTTCGGGAACTTCAACAATTCGCTTGGGTATCTATAACAATACCAATTTCAAACCTTCAACAGTTTTACTTGATGCTGGTACTGTTTCCGCTACTGCTGCTTCAACATTGTATGAAATCACTATCAACCAAACTTTGAATGAGGGCTGGTATTGGTTTGCTTGGAATACACAAAGCGTAGCGACTACAAATAATATCTTGCTTGGTTCTGCTATTTTAGCTTTCAATATGTCGCCCGTTGGCGGTGCAGGTGGACATTTCAATACTTATACTCAAACAGGTGTTACAGGTGCTTTTGCTACTGCTGGAACTTTAGCGACAGGCACAAACCCACCATTGGTTTATTTGAGGAAAGCATGATAGTCACATATGTTACATACGGTGAGGGTGGATTTGACCCTTCGAAACCAAACAACAACATTATTGAAATACGAGAAGTAGAGGTCGAAGATGGCGTTAGTTAAAATCCAAGAACTCAAAGACGCGTTAGGTATCGGCAACCTCTACTCGGATGATGTACTCGAAAAAGTTATTGACTCAGTCACCGACGTAATCGAAGGATACATAACCGAAGCTGCCTTCGATGCTGAACCACCAGCTGTAAAAGAAGCTGCGTTGATTCTTTGTGTGGATTTATTCCAAACACAGAACTCGGCTGGAGGTCAGCAAGTAGCAATAGATTTCACTCCTGCACCATTCAGGACGGGTCGTTCATTTACTTCAAAAGTGAGTGGACTACTTGCCCCATATTTTGATGAGGGAGTGTTCGTTGGATGAACCTAGCAAATGTAAGGCAGGATTTGGCAGATTTACTTGCGAACTTATCTGCCAATGTTTACTTCTTCCCACCGGAAGTGGTGATGGCTCCTGCTGTGGTAATTGTGCCGGACAGCCCCTACGTTCAACCATTGGCGATAAGCCGCTCCAAATACAGAGCAAGATTCCGTCTGACGTTTGCTGTTGCGATGACAAACAATCAGGCGGCTCTCAATACGTTAGAGGAATTGATATTCGCAACGTATAACGCACTACCTGTCGGATACACCGTATTCGATACAACCGATGTAAGACCAACTAACCTCGGACAATCAGATTTGCTTACAGCTGAAATGGTTGTCGAAGTTGTTACCGAGATAGGAAACTAGAATGGCTACAACCATTATTACTGGTCGCGACTTGTCACTCACTATCGATGGTGACACTTTCGACGACGCTGCACAATCCGTGACACTAACCAGAACGGCCGACAGGCAGGAATATCAAGTTTTGAACGGTTCTCGTTACAAGACAGTCCAGTACACAGCCGAGCTGACCGTCGAGTTATTTCAGGATTGGAACGCTGCTGGTTCACTTTGCGAAGCATTGTGGAACGCTGCTGACACAAACCCTGAAGGTGCATTAACGTTCAGCTTTGTCGCTAACAGCGGTGCAACATTTACCGGCATGGTATTCCCATCATTCCCTGATGCTGGCGGAACTGCACCAGATGCATTAACCGTATCTGTCACCATGACAGTAGAAAACGGCGACGTAACACTCGCATAACTTAGAAAGGAAGGCACATGAGTTTCATCGGAACACTTGATGTGATAGATGTGGAAGGCAACTCAACCAAAATCCGACCTGTGTTAGCAGACGAAATAGCGTGGTCAAAAGCCACCAAAAAGTCTCTAACACAGCTAGGGGATTTGGATTTGCAAGACCTCGCCATCTTGGCACACGAAGCCGCTAAACGTTTAGGACTCACCACAGAGCCACTACTCGAATGGGCGAAAACAATTGACAGCGTGATGCCAGTAGGTGATTTCCCAAAAGCCATGACCCAGGCTCCCTCGAACGAGTCCTAATACAGCTTGAGATTGAGACTGGCACATCATGGGCTGAACGTAGCCATGAGGACATTATGACTGCTATCGAAATCTTGAGAGACAAATATGACAGTTGAAATCGACAATGTGCGTGAGACTCGTCGTGCTATGCAGAAGTTTGCTCCCGAGGTAAAGAAGGCTTTGGATAAGGCTAATCGTGAGGCTGGTAAACCTTTACTGGCGTTGGCTAAGAACAATGTGCCTGATACACCTTTGTCGGGTTGGCGACGTGGCAGGTTGGCTTACGACCAGCGTACGGTTCAGTCGGGTATCAAAATTAAGGCTGGTAAACGTTCTAGGCGTTCACCGTATTCTGCTGTCACTCAGCTGCGGAATGAGACTCCGGCTGGTTCGATTTTCGAATTGGCTGGTACTAAAAATCCTAATAGTTCGTTTGCCCAGAATCTTGCCCAAAGGTTTCCACTCGGTTCGGTAACGCGTGTGATTTGGAAGGCTATCAAAGATTATCCTGTGAATCGTTATCAGGATGAAGTATTGAAGAATTATGCTGAGGCTGAGAAGCAACTTCAGCAAATATTAGATGGGATGCCTAAGTCATGAGTTTATATGTGAATCTCATTTCAACCTTTGATGATAAAGGGTTGAAGAAGGCTGATGGTCAGTTAGGTAAGACTGAGGGTTCGCTCAGTAAGTTTGGTAAAGCGGCTGGTGTGGCTTTTGCTGCGGCTGGTGCCGCTGCGTTGGCTTATGCAGGTACGTTGCTTGTTGATGGTGTGAAGTCAGCCATCGAGGATGAGAAGGCACAGATAAAACTTGCTACCGCTTTGAAGAATGTTACTGGTGCTACTGATGCCCAAATTGCGGCTACTGAGGATTACATAACTAAAACTTCTTTGGCTACTGGTGTGACGGATACTGAGTTACGTCCAAGTTTAGAGAAGTTGGCGATTGCTACTGGTTCGGTGACTGAGGCTCAGAAACTTCAGGCTTTGGCTTTGGATGTGTCTGCTGGTTCAGGTAAGTCTCTTGAGGCTGTTTCGACAGCTCTCGCTAAGGCTGCTAACGGTAACGTGTCTGCTTTGACTCGTCTCGGTGTTCCGCTTGATGAGAACATTATTAAGACTAAAGATTTCGATGCTGCAACTAAGGCGTTGGCGGAATCGTTTGGTGGTCAGGCTGCCGCCCAGGCTGACACCTTCGAAGGCAAGATGACTCGTTTGTCTGTCGCGTTTGATGAGGCTAAGGAAACTGCTGGTTCATTCATCCTTGACGCGATTCAACCGTTGGCTGATATTGCTGTCAATGATGTGATTCCCGCTTTGAGTAAGTTTGGTTCAGAGGTTGGTGAAACACTAGGTCCAATCTTGAAGTCTATGGGTAAAACGTTTACTGAGGATATTTTGCCTGTGTTGCAGGATTTCGCTAACTTTGTGATGAACACTATTGTGCCTAATATCAAGACAGCGTTTGTGCCGGTGCTTGAATCGTTGCAGGGTGCTTGGAACACAATCATGAAAGCTGTTGAGGATAATAAACCTGCCCTCGATGATTTGTATGCTGGTTTCAAGATTGTGGTTGATTGGGTGACCGCTAACGTGTTGCCTTTGCTGACTGGTTCATTGTCTGTCGCGTTTACCGCTATTGGTACAACTATCAGTATTGTGGTGAACATTATTGGCAAACTGGTTACAGGGTTCACAAACTTTGTGGACACCACCAAGAAGAATATTGCCACTATCAAATCAACATTTACTACCATTGGTGACGCTATTATGAAACCGTTTAAGATGGCGTTTCGTGAGGTTGCTAAGTTTTGGAACAGCACATTAGGTAATTTCAAGTTGAAGATTCCTGACTGGGTTCCTAAGATTGGTGGTCTAGAGTTTGGTTTCCCTAAACTGCCTGTACCCGAGTTGGCTAACGGTGGTATTGTCAAGGCTCGACGTGGTGGCACACTAGCTCTAATCGGTGAAGGTGGACGTGACGAAGCAGTCATCCCGCTGCCTAAAGGTAAGCGTTTGGACCAGGCTATGGGTGGTATCACTATCAACGTGTCGGGTGCTTTAGACCCTGAAGCTGTGGCACGTCAGATTGAAACCATCCTTAAGCGTTCACGTCTGCGAGCAGGTGCCTACTAATGTGGAATCCTGTCGCTAAAGTCTTTATCGAAGGTGTCGAATACACATCCGATACTTTGGCTGATATTGCTATTAACTATGGCAAGAAGGATATTTCAGAGAACTTTAGAGCATCGAACGCTACGGTCAGCCTGATTTCTACTGGTGCTGGTATTAGTGTGGATTTGAATGACCGTGTGGTTGTAACGTTTCAGGATTCCACGAATACTGATGTAACTATTTTTACTGGTCGTGTCATGGATATTAGTGTTGAAATGTTGGCTCCTGACTGGGTGAAAACGAATCTGAACTTGTTGTCACCGATTGCACGTTTAGGTCGCAAACTTATCTCATACAGTTTCAATCACCAGTTCGATGGTGAGCGTATTAAGACTATCCTCGATGAGGCTGGTCAGGTTGCATGGATTGATACGACAGGTACTTGGGCTGCACAGACAACTACATGGGTGCAGTACGAGTCGCTGTACAACACAATTGACACTCCAGGCACCTACGAGCTTCATTCAGATAACACTCCGGGTTTCACTACTGATTTGTTGAATAAAGCGGAACTGACTGGGTTGGGGCATTTGTATGAGTCCACCGATGGGCTTATCAACTATCAGGATGCTGGTGCGAGAGCTGCGGATGCAACATTGAACGGCTATGAAGCCATTTCGTCTGATGATGTTTTGTTGTCAGGTACGATGGCTGAACTGTCCACAGCGTTCACAACGAATACTGTTGAGGTTGAAACCTATACAGGTCATGTGGTGGTTCTCGATGAACCGTTGTCGTATGACGTGTATGGCAGGTTGTATGAAACGTTTAAGACTGAACTGCGTAACAATGGTGATGCCACTACTTGGGGTAATGATTATCTTTCGAAGTATGCCTACCCTAAACCTATCTTGTCATCATTCACTATTCCACTATCACAGGTCACCACTAGTCTTCGAGATATCTTGATTACTATGCGTGGCGGTTTACCTGTGTCCATTTCAGGATTGCCTGCTGCACTTGCGCCAACACCTTACGAGGGTTTTGTGGAAGGCTGGCAATGGAGAATACAAACAGGTGAAGCATTTATTACCTTAAATGTTTCCGATAAGGCATTGAGTATTTAGGAGAATATATGCCAGGCACTACTACTAACTTTGGGTTTCCATATCCGCTCGACACCGATGCGTTAGCTGATGGCGCGCAAGAGATTGAAAACCTTGCCACCGATTTGGATACTACTTTTGTTGATTTGAAGGGTGGCACAACTGACCAGTTGCTTGCTAAGAACAGCAATACGGATATGGATTTCAAATGGGTTGCGAAGCCTGCTGAACCGATTATCACCCATATCGCTATCCGTACCGCCGATGCAACCACATCAGGTACTCAGGTTGTCTTTGAGACTCCTTCGGATGTGTTCACGTTCGGTTTGAACAAGCAATACTATGTGAGCGGTCAGGTAACGTTTTCCAAGGCATCAACTACTGGTGCTGAATCGATAAGCCTAGATTTCAATTTCAATAACGTTGCCTACGGTGACATCAAATGGTCATTTGTTACGAACACGACTGGTGATTCGATAAACGTGAATAGGGCAAACAATAATCTTACGTCCGATATTGAACGTATCACTCAAGCGGCTACCACAGGTGCTTTAGGTTACAGCTGTGTATTCGAAGGAATCATCAGAACTGATGCCACGAATACTTTAACGATGACTCCTCAGCTTGTAGGTTCAGCCGCCTTCAACATAACCGTTCAGGACTTCGGTTGCTTCATGCGAGTCGAGGAATGGGGTACGAAGAATGACAAAGAAGCCGGTGCAGGTGGCTGGTCATAATGAGAGCCACCGCTAACGATATTCTGACTGTCGCCTTCAAAGAAGTTGGCTACGTTGAGAAGCCTGTAAACATCACGAAATACAATAAAGCGTTCGGTATGCAGGGTGCGCAATGGTGCCAAATCTTTGTGTGGTGGGTGTTCAAAGAATGTAACGCCTACTTCATTAAGTCAGGCTACACACCTACTGGTGCAGAGTGGTTTCAAAAGAATGATGCATGGCACACAAAGGGAACACCTAAGACCGGCGATATTGTGTACTTCGACTTCCCAGGCGATGGCGTGGATAGAATCAGCCATGTAGGTATCTGTGCAAAGGCGATGACCGATGACCAAGTTTTATGCATTGAAGGCAACACTTCTAGTACAGATTCGGGTGACCAACGTAATGGTGGGATGGTGGCTATCAAGCTGCGTTCGAAAAGCCAAATCGTTGGCTGGGGTCGTCCGAAATATAGGAAGGAACTCACACCGATAGTCTCAAAGATTGTCGCCCACTATGACAAGGAGCCAAATGATAAGTAAACGAGAAGCCGTAGAAATGGGTCTGTCATGGCTCAGAGTCTTTGGGGCTGCAGTATTAGCCCAAATCCTTGCAGGTGTCTCAGATTGGCGTATAGCCCTCAATGCGGGGCTTGTAGCGGTGCTACCAGTCATCATCCGGTATTTAGACCCACAGGACAAGATGTATGGGCGGGGCAGTAAACCATGAACTGGCTCGAGCAGATAGACCCCAATATACTAATCCCAAGCATTATCGCAGCCTATGCAGCGATTAGGGCTGGCAAAGCCGAGAGGAACAGCCGCCCAGTCTCGAATGGTTTCGCGGATTCAGTGAAGGGAAGCCTGAAACACCTCGAAGCCCATCTTGACGATGTGCATAAGGATGTGCGAGAATTGCGTGGAGCAGTCAATACTCACCTCCAGAATCATCCATAGGATGGCAAGGAAACCCTCAACCCCCACCTCGGGGGTTTTCTTGTTTTGGGCGTGTCTTGCTGTCTTGAGTTTCTTCGTGCTATTCTTCTTGTACCTGAAGGAGGTAGATATGAACGGAATCGGTCTGCTCATAACAGTCGGTTTCTGCACCATCATATGGTGGGGAACATCAAGCTATTACAAAGCACTTATTACAAAATTAAATCGAGCATGGAAACGAGCCTATGACGAAATGGAAAAAGGTACAAGATGAATATCTTGCAATACATTCATGCAACTAACGATGTGTTTGACCGTGTTAGGTCACGCATCGGCACAATAGGCGAAGCCCAATATTCTTTGGGTGAACGTCAATCTTTCGAGGATAAACCCTATGAGGACATCATCAAAGATGCACAGGAAGAAATCGAGGACTTGATTGCGTACGCATCACAGCTTCACATCAGGCTTGAGGAAGTTAAACGAGTCTTATTGCTAAGGAGGCAACAATGAGTTACGACTTGTCAGATTACGTGGATGTTGCGGAACGTATCCGCATCGCCAAAGAACTATATCCGGAACTATCGTTACAGTCCGAATGGACGTACGAAGTGCTGGACGGACAATTGCACATCATCGTCAAAGCGTTCGCATACCGAACACCTGACGACCAACGCCCAGGCTTCGGTTTGGCTTGGGAAATCTATCCGGGCAAAACACCATACACCAAAGGCTCAGAACTTATGGTTTGTGAAACATCTGCTTGGGGTAGAGCCTTGGCTGCTCTTGGCATCGAGGTCAGGAAGGTGGCTTCGAAGCAAGAAGTACAAGCTGCAAAGTCACGTCAAGAAGAAATACCACCATCGAGACGTGAAGTTAAAGCACCTGTGTTTGAATCTGGTGAACCAGTCAAAGGTACAGACGTAATCATCAAAGACCCATCTGCTGCACCGTCAGAAAAGCAGGCTATGGCGTTGGTGAACAAATCCACGAAGGCTGGATTGAATAGTGATTTTCAAAACGAGTTTTGGAACTTCGCATTGACCGGCCAAATGGGTAACAAGAATCCAATTACTAAAGGTGACGCATCGCGGTTGATTGGAATGGACAAGACAGACTTCGAAGGTGCAGCTGCAGATTTCATGGGCAGACTATTCGAAAGCCCACAGGATGAGGCACCGTTCTAATGAACAAAAACAAATGTAAAGGCACAGCTGCGGAAACAGCATTCGTGAACTACATGAACGATAACGGTTATCCGACAGTTGAGCGTAGAGCGTTACAGGGTAAAGCCGACCGAGGCGACATCGCTGGGTTGCCAGGCATTGTCATTGAAATCAAAAGTGGCTCTCGCTTGGCACTCAGCGAGTGGGTCAAGGAAATGCAAATTGAGATGATTAACGATGGTTCAACGGAAGGCTATCTCGTTATCAAACCAAAAGGAAAAGGGAAGGTGGAGGACTGGTGGGTAATTACGACAGTTGGGCAATGGCTCAATGGGATTCAAAAATAGCACGCTGCAAAGGTTGCGGTGCATGGGTATGGATAAGTGAGGAGTGTGGCAAATGTTCAAAGACGTACTAGAAGCAACATCGAAAAGAGACTTCAGATGTGTAGTTGCACGTTGGCTCGATTCATTAGATGAGAAAGACCAACAAATGGTGGCCAATGCTTTCGAGGAGCATGGTATTTATGTGACCTATAAGGCTTGCCGGAACTATGGTTATCAAGGTTCGGAGTCAGCGTTTTACCGTCACGGGAAAGGACAATGCCCATGCTCGAGCATGAAATCCAGTTAGCGAAACTCGAAACTGAAATTATTGAGTTGAGGAAATCCAACCTCACACTTCAATCCAAACTCATCAGAGCTAAAGCGAAGATAGATGATTTGGTCGCTGCAACGATAGAAGCTGCTAAATACGCGGTAATCGATTTGGGTGGGATTGGAAATGTGACTCCACCCAAGCAGGATGGACGCAAAGCACGTGAACTGGTCTGTCTGTGGCATTTGACTGACTGGCAGGGTGGTAAGAAAACACCAACCTATGACTCCGGTGTCATGGTTGAGCGAGTAGATGAGTTTCTTGTCAAGTCGCATAAGTTGGTAGAAGATTACAGGAAGTCACGACCAGTTAAGCATTGTGTGATTGTATTCGGTGGCGATATGGTTGAAGGATTATTCAATTTCCCTACACAACCGTTCGAAATTGACCAAACAATCTTTGGACAATATGTGAGCGTGTCAAAGAAGATTGTGGAAACAGTCCAGTTCGCTTTGACCGTATTTGAGAAGGTTACTGTGGTTGCCGAGTGGGGTAATCATGGGCGTATCGGTTCTAAACGTGATGCTGTTCCTCGAGCGGACAACATTGACAGGATGTGTTACGAATTGGCACGACAACTATTGCAGGATGATAAACGAGTAATTTGGGAGGATTCAGAGAATGATTGGCAGAAGATTGAGATTGGCAATTATCGAGCAATTGCTATTCATGGTGACGAAGTTGGCAGAAATGGATTCGCAAGCCCAGCGACCATTGTCAGCCATATCTCACGATGGCAAAGTGGTTCATTACCATACGATTTCAGGGATGCGTACATTGGACACTATCACACTCACGCATCTTGGAGCCTACCCAATGGTTCAGGACAGGTGTACCAAACTGGGAGTACGGAGTCTGATAACCGCTATGCGCAAATCGGCTTAGCATCGATGGCTGTACCTAGTCAGCGTATGCATTTGATTGACCCAGTCAAAGGTAGAGTGTTTGCTGAACATAAGATTTGGTTGGACGGTAACTGATGTGTAACCAATGTTCAGATATTCGACGCATACATGGCAACAAGGAAGTATGGATATTGTCGCTGGATGGCGGTTCGCGAATGATGTTTACCAGCCTGTTACAAGCTGAGACCGCTCGCGATATGCTGGCTAAGACAAGACCAAATGCTGTATTCGAAATAACAAAACACGACAACCGCGACCTTAAGTGGGAATAGATGCCCTATTACGAGTATGAATGCCCCTCAGAACACATTTGGACAGCATGGGCAAGTGTAGACACCAGAGACATAGGTTCATGCCCTCAATGTGGCTCTAAGAGCGTTAGAAGGCTATTCGGGGTCGTAGGCATACATTTCAAAGGCACAGGATGGGGTAAGGACAAGAAATGAGTATCGCATCGAAGCATTATTACCTGTTCGGCTGGCGAATATGGTCAGTCGTAGTGGAAACCCATGCTGAGGATGTTGAAGATGAAGAGGATGAGGTGGAAGTCGGTTTAGAACACAAACTCGATGGAAGCCAAACATTGTCCGCTGGTGATGTACCCATGATTGGGTTCACACCTTGGACACCACATTGGATTACAGAGGAGGAAGAATGAAAGACTGCTGCGATAACGGGTTTGAAACACGAATCGAACCGGAAACACAAATGCCATATGCACTAGCTTGCAAAATATGTAAACCATATTTACGCAAAATACAGCTCACAAAACATGATTCAGTCGAAGCATTCCAGGACGAAATACAACGCCGCGCAAGACTACTCAAGGAAGGAAACAGTCATGCATAACAACGCAACACGCCGATTTGCTACGCTCATCTTGACAATGTACTTGACATATGCACTAGGCTTGAGCGTGGTCACAACCACTTTGAAACAACCGGCAGGTAGTCAAGTGGTAGCGGGGCAAAAAGAAAGCCCCGCCAGTACCAAACACTCAACGCCTAAGCGGGACACTATTGTCTCAGAATCAGACTATGTGCGTGCACAAGCACGCATATGGTTCCACCAAAACATAGATGGCTACCATGCCGAATGGATATGCATAGACGAAATCATCCATCGAGAATCACGATGGATACCCAACCTATGGAACACACAAGGCTCAGAAGCCTACGGCCTAGGACAAGTAAAAGGGTCATACCATTACACACATGGTAGACCCATCAAACAATTCAAAGTCGCAATCAAATACGCCATACACAAATACGGTACTATGTGCAAAGCACTAGCTGCACACGACAGGCAAGGCTGGTATTAATGGGAAACATACACTCATACCAGTGGAAACAAATACGCAAACGAGTACTGTCACGTGATGGCAACACATGCACATGGTGCGGCAACTCAGAAGGCAAAATGGAAGTAGACCACATACAGCCCCGCTTCCTAGGAGGAGGCGATGACATGAGCAATCTACAAACACTCTGCCAACCATGTCACATACGCAAAACAAAAAACGATTCAGTTTTTTTGACACAGTAGGCGACCCCCCCTTATCACGTTCATAATTTATCCCCAAAAG